AGGCCCCCTGCCCCTTATCAGGGGGCAGGGGGTTTGGTGTTTTGGTTAAGTCGCATTGGGGTAAGCACTATCGTGAGTTTAAGCGGGGTGCTAGGCATGTGCGGAATACTGCTGGGGCGATTCGGGATTTTGTGTCGTCTGTTGATTTGAGTGTTCCGGATGTGCCGGATACGTTGGGGGCGGAGGCTTCGAGGGAGAAGGTTCGGTCGGCGAGGGGGTCTGTGGGGCGCAGGTCTGATCTTGAGAAGGCGCGTGAGTTGCTTCAGATTGAGCGTGATCGTGCGGTGCGGAAGATCTATAAGATGGCGACGTCGGATGATGGTGCGGATATTCGGGGTACGAAGTATGATCCTATTGGTAAGTCTGCTGTTGGAAGGGTGACGTTGAAGAATGCTACGAAGGAGTTGGAACGTCTTAGTGAGTTTAATAATTCTAGTAGTGTTTGGTATTACCGTGATAAGACTGGTGGTGTTATTCCAGCCAAGACTGTTAGAAGATACAGGGAGGCTGTTTTACGCTATAATTCTGATATTGATCAGTATGAGCGAAGCGTTAGTGGGACAAAGCTTCCTTACATGGGTGATATGACGGTTGGTGATTGGATCAGGGATTTTCGCCCGAAGAAGCAGTATCTTCCAGGAGGGTCACACTACGCGCTTGAGCGTATGAATCCTGATAAGCGCCCTTCGAATTTTGAGGATGTTGCGGCGATGCGGGCAAAGACGAAGGCTGTGGAGGATTCGTTGACGAAGACTGCTAAGGCTAAGAGACTGACGGCGGCGAAGCGGCAGGTTGCTGCGATGCTTGATGCTATTGGGGATCCTGAACTGTACGATATTTTGACTGAGATTCCTGATGATGTTTTGTGGTTGATGTGGACGGTGAGTGGTGATTTTGCTAATCAGTTGTCGCTCATGTATGAGGCGGCAAAGGAGGGGTATAACGACCGTAAGGCTAGTGGTGATGATATTTGGTATGACGAATATGAGAATGCTGGGTCTTCAATTAAGTCTCTACTGAAGGAAATTAAGTCGATTAAGATTAAGCCGGAGGACGATTTCAGTGCCTCGCCAGTCAATAAGCGACGCAAGGGGAAGCGGCGTTAAGCGTTCGCATAAGAAGGTCCCTGATTTTGTCGCGGATTTTGAGACTACTACTAGAGAGGAGGATTGTAGGGTATGGTCTTGGGGTATCATCAAGGTTGGTAAACTTGACAACTATTTTGATGGCACTACTATTGACGGGTTTATGCACCATGTTGCGGAGCGCGCAGCGAACATTTACTTTCATAATCTTGCTTTCGACGGTAGTTTCATTATTGACTGGCTGCTGCGGAATGGTTATACCTGGACGAAGGAGGCACCGGGGGTCAAGCAGTTCACATCACTGATTTCACGCATGGGTAAGTTTTACAGCATTACCGTGGTATTTGAGACGGGGTACAGAGTTGAGTTTCGGGACTCTTATAAGAAACTACCCATGTCGGTGGCGGCGATCGCGAAAGCATTCAACTTGCACGATCAGAAATTGGAGATTGACTATGAGTTGTACAGGCCTGCGGGTTATATGCCTACAGAGCAGGAGAGGCGGTATCAGCGCAATGACGTGGCGATTGTTGCTCAGGCGCTGAAGGTGCAGTTTGAGGAGAAGATGACACGGCTGACGGCGGGGAGCGACTCGCTGCACACGTACAAGAAGATGACGGGGAAACTGTTTGTGCGACGTTTTCCGATTCTCTCCTCCGAGATTGATGGTGAGATCCGGAAGGCGTACCGCGGTGGTTTTACGTATGCGGACAAGCGTTATGCGGGGAAGTTGAATGGTTCGGGGAGTGTGTATGATGTGAATTCATTGTATCCAAGTGTTATGCGGACGGCGTTGCTGCCCTACGGGGATCCGGTGTTTAATGCGGGGCCCCCGGTTACTGATAGGCCGTTGTATATTTCATCGATTACGTTTACGGCGAGGATCAAGCCCGATCACATTCCTTGTATCCAGATCAAGAAGAATTTGTCGTTTAACCCTACGCAGTACCTGTCCGAGGTTTCTCACCCAACCACTGTTGTGGCAACAAACATTGATATTGAGCTTTGGAAGAAGCATTATGATCTTAAAATTCTCTCCTGGAATGGCACCTTTGAGTTCAGAGGTTCGCACGGGTTCTTTGATGAGTATGTTGATCACTTTATGGAGATTAAAAAGAATTCTACGGGTGGACTGAGGCAGATCGCCAAACTTCATCTTAACAGCCTGTATGGTAAGTTTGCAACTAACCCTGACATCACAGGTAAGCACCCGGTCATGGAAGATAACCGGGTAAGTCTGAAGTTAAGTGAGATGGAACTGCGCGACCCGGTCTACACACCGATGGGAGTGTTCATCACAGCTTACGCCCGGCTGAAGACCATCTCAGCGGCACAGAACGTCTACCCGGTCTTTGCGTACGCAGACACCGATTCACTTCACCTGGTCGGACCGACTACCCCACCAAAGGGCTTGTGGGTGGACCCTGTGGAACTGGGCGCGTGGAAGCATGAAGGGAATTTTACGCGTAGTGTGTATGTGCGTGCTAAGCAGTATGCGGAGGAGATTGATGGCAAGATGGATGTTCATATTGCTGGACTGCCTCGCAATGTTGCTGCGAAACTCACGTTTGACGATATGTTGAATGGGGGTCAGTGGGATGGTAAACTCATTCCTGTAAGAGTTCCTGGGGGCACAGTGCTCAGGAACACAACATTCACACTCAAGCCATATGAAGAGGTTGGTTAAGATGGCACGACCTGTTAGCGCTAAGGCAACTTTTAAGTACCGCATCGATAAGGCGGTCGCTAAGGATATTGAGGAGCTGCACTGGGCCCTCCGCCGAGACACTGCGGACCTGGTTCAGGAGGCGATCATCGACTATGTTGCTGCACATGCTCCCAAGCCAGAGAAGTGACTAGGGGCCCGCGGGCAGGATGCGACCTAATGAACTGGGCTGCCTGCGGAATGGATTAGCACACCCTGCTAGCACTATCTGGATATTGGGTACTATGATAGGCTGGAAGCGCAATGCTTCCAGCCTATCGTTATTGGGGGAGACATGGGGAAGAATGCGGAACTCGTTAAAGAGATTAATGCTCAGAGGGAGAAGAATGGTAATACTGCTGGAACCGAGGCGAAGACCAACTCTCACGTAAATAACAAGTCTTGGACCGACACCTTCAAGGATATTGGCAGCAACATTGGCTCGCTGTTTGAGAGCAAGACTCCTAAGCAGAAGGCTGAAGACGAGAAGAATGCCAAGGGTATGGAGAAGGCTAAGGCAGAACAGGCCGCTCGCAGCGAGCGGAACAAGATGACCCCTGAAGAGCAGCAGGCCAAGCAGGACCGTCTTGCTAATCCTGACTATCAACAGGAGATGGCACAAAGGAAGAACAGGGCTCTTAAGGGGTTGACGGATGAGCAGATGGATCGTCTAGGTGTCCCGAAGGAGGGTCGAACTGCTGTCTACGATCCAGGCGACAGTGACGGTGACGGGAGGGCTGTATCTCCCGAGGATGGTAATCTGTATGAGGGTGCCCCGAAGAGTGCTCAGGCGGAGGATGAGGATCCTTGGAAGGACACGAAGGCTGCGTGGGATCACCTTACCAGCGTGTTTGGGGATAAGGTTTCGGCTCTTCAGAGTGAGTTGGAGGGTCGTCTTACCGAGATGACAACCCCTACTGAGCGTGAGGTGGGGAACCCCTTTGCGGGGGACGATGTGCCGGCTTCGAAGGAGATGAATTACTCCGACATGAAGGGCGCCATCCAGGGCGACATTGATGATGCCAAGGCCGTGCTTGGGGGCGTTGCTGACATTGGTATGGAGGGCGCTAAGACTGCTGGCACGGCCATGAAGGACGCTGGCAAGGCTCTTGCGCATGAGATGGGGTATGATAGTAAAGACCTTGATGATGCTAAGCAGACCCTGAAAGATGTTGGGTCTATTGGAAAGTCTCTTTCTGGGCTAGGGGGTCTTTTCGCTACAGACAACTCTTCCGGTAACAGTAAGGTTCCCGACTCTGGTTGGAAGCCCAAGTCAATTTCAGATCTCTTCGGTTAAGGAGAAACATAATGCCATACCTACGTGACGGACTCAGTAACGTCGATATCCTCAACGCCATCCGGTCGGATGCTCGTCTCGAGTACCAGGAGCGAATCCCTGAGGCTACTAAGGCTAACATTCAGGAGACGATGTCCGAGATTATGCACGAGGACATCACCCGTAACGCCTTCATGAATGCTCTTGTGAACCGTATTGGTTCCACGATCATTCGCGACATGGTGTGGAAGAACCCGCTCGCAGTGTTCAAGCAGGGGATGTTGAATTTCGGTGACACAATCGAAGAGGTTCACCTCGATATGGTGAAACCCACCCTGTATGACGCGAACCGCGACTATCTGGAGAAGGACATTTTCGGGCAGAAGCGCGTCAAGTCCTACAGTGCGTTCCACAAGGTCAACCGTCGTGAGAAGTATGAGATCACCATCAACGAGGCTGAGCTGCGCAGGGCGTTCCTCTCCGACATGGGGCTTTCTCATTTCGTGTCTTCGATGATGTCGGTCATGAGCACCTCTGACAACTGGGATGAGTTTCTTGAGATGTGCTCCCTCTTCCGCACCTATGAGGAGAAGTTTGGGTTCTACCATATGCAGATCCCGGACTTGAATGTCTTTGAGGCGGCGAAGGAGAAGACGGATGCTGCTATCAAGGCCCTTCAGGTTGCTGCGAACAAGATGACGTATCCCACCAGGGCCTACAATTCCCAGGGGGTGCCGTCGTTTGCGAAGCCCCAGGATCTGGTAATTATCGCGACTCCCGAGTTCCAGGCGAACGTTAATGTCACCTCGCTGGCGGCGGCTTTCCACCAGGAGAACACGAGCCTCCCATCGCATGTGATCACGGTGCCTAATGAGTCTCTGCAGCTTGACGGTGTGTCTGCGATCCTGACGACGAAGGACTTCCTTCTGATCAAGGACGTGCTGCTGGAGAATCGGTCGGTCGAGAATCCTGCGGGTCTCTACTCGAACTACTTCTTGCATCACTGGAGTATCTTGAGTGTGTCTTCGTTCGTGCCTGCGATCGCCTTTGGCACGAAGGAGACTGGTAAGATCACGATTCCTGAGGTCAAGAATGCTGAGATTCAGGGCATCAAGGTCGCCAAGAATGATGGCACCCACAATGTGACTCCGAAGCCGGGTGAGCTGCGGGCACTGTCGATTGACTGGAAGACTCCTCCGAATGTGGGTACTCGCCCAGCGATCGACTGGGATATCAGTGGCCAGAAGTCCAAGAAGACTCAGGTGTGGAACAACGGCACCTTGGTTATTGGCGAGGACGAGGTCAAGGGGACCGAGATTACTGTCACGGTCACGGTCGACAATCCGGCGGCCAATGGTCAGAAGCCGGCGACGTTCTCGACCACGGTTACGGTCTCCTGATAGACTGTGTTCATAAGCCGCCCACCATCCCAGCCGGGGTGGTGGGCGGCTTCCATTTACTTGTGGAGGAGATATGAGTCAGATTAATGAGATGCCGCCGGAGACACAGGCGGGGCTTTCTTTTGACTATTCGGTGTGGTCTGCGGGGAGTGTTGTACGGATGGTTAACGTGCCGTTTGATAACACTTACCGGGATATCATTGACTGGGGCCGTTACGGGTCTCCGAAGGACTATGTTGAGAGTTTCGAGCATTCTCAGACGGTGCGCCTTGATTCGATGACGTACTTGGCTCAAGGGCGGCCGATCAGGATTCCGACACCGTTCTCGCGTGCGGTGCAGTTCAATTATGTGATGGTAACGAATCCTGGGCGTCCAAGCGAAGCCTTTTCTACTGACTATCAGCCGACCGTGTTCTTCTACTTTATTACAGACGTCCAGTACATTAACCCTGGGACCACGCAACTTGTTCTTCAACTTGATGTGTGGACCACGTACTACGATCGTGTTGAGTTTGGTCGCGGATTCCTTGAGCGCGGGCATATGGGCATTGCCGCTATTGACTCGTTTGATGATCATGGTCGCACATGGCTCACGGTGCCCGAGGGGCTTGACCTGGGCGGCGAGCACATGGTTGCTCGCAACTACCGTAAGGTTCTCGGGGATATCCAGAACAAAAAATACGACGTCATTATTACGTCCACTATTAAACTTGATGCTCCTTACGGGTCGCGTACATCACCATCGATGATCATGGCTGACGGGTCCGACATGGAGGGTCTTCCTAACTCCGTTGATATCTGGTGGGCTGATGCCTCGGGATTCGCCGCAGGCATGAAGTACCTGGCAGATTACCCGTGGATCGCCCAGGGGATCGGGTCCGTGACGCTGGTGCCCAAGGGGATGCTCAAGGGCGACGGTGCACGGAAGGTGCAACTGGGTAGCGCCTCGTGGTGGGCTTTGTCCAACCCTGGCGTTGAGAACAAGAGGGGCTACTGGATCACACACGAGAACTTCCGTGAGAACCTTATGCGCCTGGTGTTGCCTGAGTACT